AGTCATAGGACAGACTAACAAGGCACAGAACGGTATCTATAATGTGGCCACGGTTGGCACGGGCTCAAACGGCACATGGAACAGGACCAAGGACGCCGATGATGCCAATGACATAACGGCAGGCACACAAGTTTCAGTCACGGAAGGAACCACATACGCAGATTCAGTTTGGAAACTGACTACTGATGGAACGATAACCATTGGCACCACTAACCAGGATTGGGAACAGGCATCAGCATATGGCTTTGGCACAGTGACCGTTGACGGCACCAGCTTGGTGGCAGACACTGTGGGCGACACACTGACAGTATCAGAAGGAACTAATATATCACTGTCAAGTGATGCTGGCACTGACACATTTACGATAGCAGTAGCAGATGCTCCGACATTCACGGGCAACATCACAGGCGGCAACATCTTAACAGGTGGCCTAATTGATGCTACAGGTTCAATCACAGCAGGAACCACGGTCACAGCAACAGGCAACGTTGCAGGTGGTAACTTGACCACAGCAGGACAGGTTGCGGCCACAGGTAACATCACTGGTGGTAACATCACAACGGCAGGATCACTGTCGACCGGTCTAGTGCTGGGCAATTTAATACCAAGTGTCAACGTAACTTATAATTTAGGTAATGCCACAAACAGGTGGAATGAGATCTTCCTAGCGGCAGGAACCATTAATCTAGGCAATATCACCATCAAGGATGATGGAGGCACCATGGGTGTGTTCGCCGCAGACGGAACAACACCAGCAAGTTTAGGCAATACTTCAACAGTGGTTGCATCAGGTAATATCACAGGCGGTAATCTTGCTGTAGGTAATATAGGAACTATAACGTTTCCTGACAATGATGGCAGTCACTATGTGGCCTTTAGAGCTCCGACAGCGATAACAGCAAATGTGACATACAAATGGCCATCACAGGATGGAACGTCAGGTCAGGTCCTACAGACAGACGGTGCCGGAACATTATCGTTCGCAACAGCAAGTGGTGGAGGCGGAGCATCAGGCTTCCAATCATCAACCATAACCACACACCCGGCGGCAGGCGGTAACGAGGATCTAGCAACGGGACCAAGTGATGACACGGTAGAGACACCCTTTGAGTCAGGTGCCCAAGATGCGTTTGGAGTGTCATTGGGCACGGTCTACGATCAGATGGAGCCAATTGGCACAACGACGACCATTGACCTAGGCGAGTCGGAAGCCTATGTGGGTGCTTAACACAAGATAAATAACGAAAAGAATACAGAGGATTTAGGAAATGCCTACCACGCTACAATTTAGAAGAGGAACCACAGCACAGAACAATGCTTTCACAGGTTCTGCTGGTGAGATATCTTACGACACAGATAAAAACGTATTGGTCGCACATGATGGAACCACAGCGGGCGGAGAACCAATGGTGGGTGAAGCATCTACACAAACACTAACAAACAAGACCTTAACAACACCAACTATAGCCAGCGGAGCATTGAACGGTTCAGCAGACGGAGTTGGTAATATTGGTAACGCAACAGTAGGATTCAATACGGTATTTGCTAAATCAACCTCAGCACAGTATGCTGACTTGGCAGAACGATATGCCACGGATGACATGTATGAGGCAGGAACGGTTGTTGTCATAGGTGGAGCCAAAGAAGTAACTGCTTGTTCTTCATATGCTGATCACAAGGTCATCGGAATAGTTTCCACAGACCCTGCTTACAAGATGAATCAAAGGTCAGAAGGCCAGGACATAGCACTCACAGGTCGTGTTCCGTGCAAGGTAGTGGGTCCAATTGAACGTGGTGATCTATTGGTAACATCAGCCAGTGAGGGACATGCTGAAGCATGGGATCCACAAAATTTTGTTCCAGGTTCTGTTGTTGGTAAAGCCCTCGAAGCAAAGACTGACAGTGGAGTAGGTGTAATCGAAGTAGCCGTAGGCAAGGTGTAACATGGATGAGCGTTATCGCTCAGACTACGAGGGCGAGTTTGTTGTAACCAACAGTCGAATAGTCGCCGGCAAGAAAGTCCAGGATCGTGAGTGGGTCCAAAATCCAATTGAAAATCAACACATATCAGGCCGTGCTGTGGCGATAGCAGACGGTGATTCACGCAGTAAATTTGACATAAGAAAAGTTGAAGGACACCGTGGCGGACTATTAGGCAAATTGAGATTACAGTCATATGGTTCGGGTAGGATATGTGATGAGATGTCATGTAACTTTTACATATCAAAAAACGTAGAAACACTTCAACGATTGGTTGAATCCAAATATGTGGTCAACACCGTGGTATATTCATCAGCAGGCAAGTGTCTCAAGTTTCCAGGAGAACTATACTTAATACCCTACAGCACACTGTTGAGTGAACAGGCTTTAGCAGTTTGGTTGCCAGCATTTGATCAACACAAAGAAATATTCCTATTAGGGTATGATTTTGAAGAAGGTAAGAACCAAGGTCTTGCTAATGAGATATTAACAATAATGCAGACATATCGTGGAACACGTTTCACAAGGGTATCCACACTAAACAATCTAAACGGCGGAAGGGTAAGAACAGACACACCTGATGCATGGAAAGATTGCCGTAACTTTTCAGAAATGACCTACGGTGAGTGGATTAGTTACGCTGACATCTAGTTAACTGATTCTTCTACTACTTTAACTTTACTTTTTACTTCTTCAATATTGATGGTGGACCAAAGACCTGGATGTAGTGGTTTAGGTATTGTGTCTGAATCTACCCAGGCATATCCTTGATGTTCATCATTTAACTTAGGTGTAAATTCGTCTGCTACCACAGCAAAGAACGTGTGATACACGAAATGATTATCTGCTGATGTAAACTGTTCTATTGGAACAATTCTGATAGTATCAGGAAAAGATCCTATCTCTTCAGAGCATTCACGTTTCATAGCATCCAGTAGACTTTCCTTCTTTTCAACCTTGCCCCCGGGTAGTCCCCAGGATCCAGGGTGTTTGGGATCGTTGCGTAAGAGATATAGATATCTACTAGTGGATACGGAATAGAACCATATACCTACTGCGTTTAAAGGACTAGACTCCATTCGCCTCCTTGATAAATGCCTTGATAACTTTTAACCCACATTGTGCCAGTCCACTTGTATTGCACACTTGTAGTTAAGTTAGTAACGTAGTCTGTGATGTCTGTTGAATTGTCTGCTGTTTGATCTGATGCATTCCATACCACATTCCAGACGCCACCATCATATTCAACAATATCATTTTCTTCAGCAACTAAGTTACCCCAGGCATCACTTGGGTTACTATTACTACTATCACCAATAGCATCTGTTAACAAATAACGCTGACCTCTAACAGCAGTTGCTAGACCAGCACCTGGACCACTTGCTAAAGGATCAATAACAGCGTTAACTGGTGCTAATGTGTTGCCTGGTATTGTGTCTGCGTCAACACTAAACAATAATATTCTATCATCTGTTGGATGTTTAGCAACAGTGCCAACTATCTCTGTGTCAACATGAGGACTTGATAATCTAATTTGACTGATCCCATCTCTGAGTTCACCAAATGTATCAATGTATCCTGACCATACCAATGGGTTTGATGTATCTATTAAATCACTCTTAGTCAATGTTCCGTCTGCTGGATCAACTTGTTCATGTTCAAGTAACTGTATCTGATTTCCAATTAACAATATTTGATAGCCAAATGGTGTAATTTTTTGTCTAGTTCCCATTAAGATGTCATCATCTACGATAGCATCTGCGGCATTACCGTCTGTGTCGTATATGGAAGCAATAATTTTATGAACAACACCAAGTTTTTTAACTTTGGCAGGCATTGTTAACCACATAGGCACACTAAATGTTAATGAAGCAACGTCAATGTTATCGTCAGTGCCAACAGGAATGGTCCTTGATGACCAGTTAACACCTGTTAGTTCCACAACACTCAATGAGGTCCAATCGATATAGTTGTCTGTGGCCTGTATCTCCATTGATGGGTTAAACAAAGGAAGTATCTGTTCTAAGATCTGTAGTTTCATTTGGGTGTTTGATGCCCAAACGTCTAACTGTATGGTCATGTTGTAAGGAACAGGCATCAAACGTTCTACCGTAAATGCGTTACCCTGAGTCTGTTCGTAAGTCTGCGTTGCTTCGTCCCAGGTTCTCTGTTTTAGAGACTTCTTGTCAACGAAGTAAGGTTCCTGCACACGATCACGGGCATAGTCTAATGCTGTGATATGAAAGCTCATCATTGGTGCATTGGGCATCTTGTTTCTTGAGTTGTCTGCTATGATGGTAGCCGCCTGTCTTGATGCATCTCCGTATCTGATAGGAACACGCACTAGAGTAGCCGCACCTGATGCGTCTTTGCCATACTCAACTTGGTAGTTAGAGAACATCCTCGTAAACTGTATGAGGAATCTTCTTATCTGATCATCATAGAAAAATGGGACTGTGGTTGCCATTAATTATCCTTTGTGGGTCTTAGCAAGTCGCTCAATGATTGGCTACTTGGTATATTACCTCTGTCTGTTGTCTGCACCGTTGCTCGGTTGCTCTGGAATGATTCTTTCAATGTCTTGTTATCTGTATCGCCTGGTGTTAGTTCTGTTCTCACGCCATCCTCTACCTTGACCCAACGTGTTCCATCATAACGGAACAGTCTGTTAGGGAAGTAGTCTAATCTCAATGCGTAGTCTCCCGTTCCTGGATTAGCTGGAAAACTTACACCTGGTGTAACTGGTAAGCCATTTGGTGGCACGTTATTGCCAGTCATGTAACCAACTAGGTAGCCGTCTACCTTAGGTGTTGTGCCATCTTTGGTAGTTGAATCACCGACCAATACATCGTTTGGATTGACTGGTTCGTCATTTACTGTTGCTGTGACATAAAATGCCGTATTGTCATAACCACTGCGTGGGACTTCGATCTCTGCCTGTTGGACAATAGCATCATTGATCTCTTGATTCTTGTTCTTGGTTGATAAGAAATCTTCCAGTGTTCCTGCATCTGGATTATCTGGATCCATTGGTTTGTTGAGAATATCATCAAACTCTTGTGTAGCCGCCATTGGTGTTGCCTTGACACGCCATAGGTGTGGATACCAAGTTGGCGAAAATCCTTCTGAGGCATAAGCCGCATCTTGGATCACATAGTATTTAGGTAAGGCCTTTGGAGCCGCATCACTCAATGGATGATAGTCTTTTAAGTTTGGCAGTTCTAACACATCACCAGCCATCAACTTGCGACCCAGGAAATCAATCATGTCGTTGTAGTGGAATGTGATAAACAGTGTGTCGCCGTTCAGGAAAAGGCCAAACTGGCTAAGATCAAAATCAATATCTTGGACATTGTAAACACCACGCATGACATAGACGTCATCGTCGTATTCTCTGTTCCTGTTCTCAAGGAACAATAAATCTTCAATCTGTAATGGATCTGACTCGTCATATGTTGGACGAGTTACATCGCCTGTGTCTCTCACAGAGCTATCGCCTACTGTTTTTGTTCCTAGATACTTGTGAACAAATATGTCCACACCACCGGCGGTATACATCTCACGCACTCTGTTGTCTATGAACTTGTAGTCGTTGGTCTTGTTCTGTCTATATAAACTTAATCTTGGCATCTTATGTTCTCGTTATCTAACTATTTATCGCACCTTTTGGTTGACCTAAAAATAGGAAAGTTATATAATAGGATATATGCTACAAATTGAAACTTCAGAAGACTGGCAAGGAATAGAGTCGGAACTACGAAAAACAGTAAAAAATCTACCTTTTCACGTCAAAAAAGACTTGGAGAAGATAAACAAAAATATCTCTGCCATGATTTCTGAGTTAAGTAAAGCGGAAATTGAATGCAGGAGAAAACATAAACCTACACAGACTTTCTTAGAGACGAGAGATAAGTGCAACGAGATGTTGAGAGATTATCAAAAAATGATTACGATGGGAACACTACTTTGAGCATAAAGCCAGCAAAGATATCTATAGAGGACAGGAAAGCATACGGTGACGAAAAGATGTTTGACGGACAGCCATCAGCTGACGACAGACGCATGGCACTGGCTTCTAGATGTAATTGGTATAACTACACACAGGACAAGAAAACTTCTAAGAAGTGGTTAATAGAATGGCTGGAACTGAACAAGCACAAGGACTTAGTCAAAGACTTTAGTAAGATCAAAGATTCCTGGACTCCAATATCCAGTGGATGGTATGCTAGAATGTCGTTGATTGGTCTAGAACTTACAGAGCATGAAAAAGAACACATGGTCAATGCCTGTAAAGAAGCAATAGCTAATCATCAGAAGTCCGCCAGTGATGATGAAGAAGCGGCCAAGGATAAACCCAATAGACCAAACATACAGGAAATAATGATAGCCAAGGCACACGAGGCCGCGGGCGAGATCGATGCTGTATGGGACAAATACCTTGAAGGTGACATCAAGGCCAGCGAGAAGCCAGAAGGAATACAGAACATTCTAGCCAATTACAATATACTGGCACAGCACGTTGGTCTGATCAAGACACATTGGGAAAGGCAACAAGCAGAGCTCAAGGATGCTGTAGCTGACGTAGACGCTGATTTAAGCGAGGGCTATGGTTGTTATACCAAGACCCAGCAAAAGAACATGATCAACTACTGTGCGGCGATTATAGCAGAATTAGACGCATATCATCAGAGTAAGAAGGCTAAAGTAGGCACAAGAAAGAAAAAACCGGTTCCTCCAGAGAAGATCGTCAGGAAATTAAAACACCTAAGAAACTATCCAGAGTTTAAATTAGAAACAGTAGAGCCAGTTAAGATTCTTAAAGCAAGTGAGCTTTGGGTCTACAATGTTAAGAATCGTAAACTACAATACTACGTTGCCGACGACTATGCTAAAGTGTTCGCAGTCAAGGGCACAAGTATCTTAGGGTTTGACACTAACAAGTCAAGTCAAAAGACTCTGCGTAAGCCAGAAGAAACTATTAAGCAATTAAGAATGTCAGGCAAACCGGATAGTCGTAAACTGTTTGACGACCTCAAAACTACCGGCACAGCAGTCAATGGTCGCTTCAACGAAAATCTTATTATTATCAAAGCAACCTAATAGATAAATACTGCTAACGGAGAATACCATGGCAGATTTAACTACATTAAAACAGGACGTATTTGATTATGTTGCTAACCGATTAGGCGAAGGCATAGTTGATACTGAACTTGACCCACAACACTACGAAACCGCTTATTCAAAGGCTCTGAATACCTATAGAACCAGAGCTCAAAATGCCTATGAAGAATCGTATTCGTTATTGACATTAACAGAAAACACTAATCAATATATACTTCCGCAGGAAGTTCAATCGGTTAGACAGATCTTCCGTAGAACAATGGGTGACTCTACAGGCCCGTATTCATCAAGTTTTGATCCGTTTTCATCAGCAACCCTAAATGTTTACTTGTTAAACTATTCATATGCCGGCGGTTTGGCGACCTTTGATCTATATACACAGTATGTAGAACAGGCTATGCGTATGTTTGGCGGATACTTAAACTATACGTATGAACCAGTTAGTAAGAAACTAACACTCGTTCGTGATCCAAAAGGTTCAGGAGAACAGGTCTTATTATGGCACTACAACTATAAACCAGAAGTAGTATTACTACAAGATCCGCCAATATCACAATGGTTAAGAGACTACACTTACGCTACATCAAAAATGATAATTGGTGAGGCCAGAGAGAAGTTTGCCACGATCGCTGGTCCACAGGGCGGAACACCGTTGAACGGTTCTGCATTAAAAGCAGAAGCACAGGCAGAAATGGATAGATTGATCAGAGATCTAGAACTGTTCGTGGATCATTCAGAGCCACTAAGCTGGGTCATTGGTTAATGAAGATCAGTGACATCATATCAGAAGGTATGGTCTTTGCCCGTGTAGGCAAGGGCGTTGCTT